CACAACAAAACTGGATTCTGTATAGAGACAGAAAGCGACAGAGGAGATTGACAATAGCGGGCCGAGGTTGTACCCTAGGTGTAGATCATAGACTGCTGCAAGGCAGAGGCGGCGGCCAGGGGTCGCCGCCTCTTTGCATATGCTTCTTTGTGAACGGGAGCGCCGATGACCGATGCGCCGTGGGAACGGCAGCGGGATGAGCAGGGCAATCTGGAGCCCGCGCGGTGGTTTTACCGCTTCGATACCTTCTATCGCCCGCTGGGTCCGGAGCGGTCGCTTCTTGCTGCCTACAATGCGTGGCTGGCGCAAAGGGGCGTAAAGAGGCGCAATAGTGTTCCTCGGTCGTGGCAGCGTGCGGCGGAGAAGTGGCGCTGGAAGCAGCGGGCCGAGGCGTGGGATGCATGGCAGCGCCAGAAGCGACTTGAGGAGGAGGAAGAGGAACGCCGGCGATGGCGCAAGAGGCGGCTGGAACTGCTGCACTCTTTTTATGACAAGGTGGCCGATGCACTCCGGGGGTTCAATCCGACAGAAGCCACCCTGTCCCAGTTGACCCAGGCCGTGCGGGTGGCGGCAGAACAGTTGCGGGCCGAGTTCGATGACCTGCCCACACAGCGGCATCAGATCGGAGTGAGGCTGGAGGATGTCCTTGACGCCCTCCCTGACGGATTCCGCGAGGAGGTACGCCGAGCACTTGCTGAGGCTCTATCCGAGGGCCGAGATTGAGCAGGTGGTCGGATCGGTTGCGTTTCGCTCTTTCCAAATCAAATACCGCGGCGATCCCGTGGGCTTTGTCCGCGACTGCATCCGCTGGCGGGACGACGAGGGGCCGACGCTGTATCAGGAGGAAATACTGGCGGCGCTGGTCGCGCAACGGCGTGTGGCGGTCCGAGGACCGCATGGCCTCGGAAAGACGGCGCTGGCCGCGTGGTCCGTCCTGTGGTTCTCGCTGACGCGGGACGGCGATGACTGGAAGGTGGTGACGACGGCCAGCGCGTGGAGGCAGCTGACCAAATATCTGTGGCCCGAGGTGCGCAAGTGGGCGCGGCGCTTGCGGTGGGATCGTATCGGGCGCGAGCCGCTGGATCGGCGCGCCGAATTGCTGTCGCTGTCGCTGAAATTGCGGACGGGGGAGGCATTCGCGGTGGCATCTGATACGCCCGATCTGATTGAGGGGGCGCACGCGGCGAATTTGCTCTACGTTTTCGATGAGGCGAAGGCAATCCCCTCCGCGACGTGGGATGCGGCAGAGGGGGCACTGGCCGCAGGAGATTGCTACGCGCTGGCAATATCGACGCCGGGCGAGCCGCAGGGCCGTTTCTACGAGATCCACAGCAGGAAGCCAGGTTATGAGGATTGGTGGGTGCGTCACGTCACATTGGACGAGGCAGTTGCCGCGGGCAGGGTGTCGCGGGTCTGGGCAGAGCAGCGTCGGCGGCAGTGGGGCGAAGCATCGCCGATCTACCAGAACCGCGTCCTTGGCGAGTTTGCCACCAGCGCCGAGGATACAGTGATCCCGCTGGCTTGGGCCGAGGCGGCCAATGAACGGTGGCTGGCGTGGAAGGAACTGGGCGGGCAGTTGCCGAGTCGGATAACCGCCGTCGGCGTGGATGTTGGGCGTGGTGGGGATAAGACGGTGCTGGTCTTGCGGTACGGCGAGATCGTCTCCGAGGTGCGCAAGTTCGGGAAAGCGAACGTGATGGATGCAGCGGGGAGGATTGCGGGGGTCCTGCGCGGGCACGGCGGGCGTGCAGTGGTGGACGTGATCGGCATCGGGGCCGGCGTGGTAGATCGCCTGCGGGAGCAGGGCTTTGATGTGGTGGCATTCAATGCGGCGGAGCGAACGGATGTAACGGATCGCAGCGGCGAGTTGGGGTTCGTGAACAAGCGCGCGGCGGCGTGGTGGCACTTGCGCGAGCTGTTGGACCCGTCCAGCGGCGCTGGGATCGCCCTGCCACCGGACGACGAGTTGATTGGCGATCTGACAGCGCCGCGCTGGAAGGTGGTGAGCGGCGGCAAGATTCAGATTGAGAGCAAGGATGACATCCGCAAACGGCTCGGGCGGAGCACCGATGTGGGCGACGCCGCGGTGATGGCGTTCTGGTATGAGCCGAAGACGAAGGTGGCGGGCGGGTTTATGTTCTAGGGCGTATAATTTGTGGAACAAAAGTCGCCATTTGTGGGCACTTTCTGCGATGAAATTGGGAGGCAGGGATGTCACGACCTGATCCGACGCAACGGGCACCGAGCAAGCAGCCGATGATAGCGACGTTGGGGCCGCGCGGGCGGTTCATCGGTTGGTGGGCGCTCCTGCAGCAGTACGGCGTCCTGAAGACGCGCCACAGTCGTCTTATCGGCAACCAGGGCATCCCCGGCGCATGTCAAGCGACATTGCGCCACCAGATGGCCGGCCTGGATTGGCGCATTGTGACGAAGGATGGAGAGGAAAACGAGGAGACCCGTTATTACACCCTTCTCCTGGAGAATGCGCGCGACACTCTCGGCAATATCATTGGTGGATCTGGCCTGTTCGACCTGCTAGCCCAGGACATCCTTACCGCATATGAAGGCGGCAATGTGGAGATCGTGCGCATTCGTGGCGGACAGTATGATGGCGTCCCTATTGGCCTATACGCGGTGGATGCCTCCACACTGCGGTGGGATGGGCAGGACGAGGAGCAGCCCATTGTACAGATCTCCGCGGCTGGGCGGGAACTGGCGCGGTTCGCGCCAGATGAGATGATGCATACCTGCTGGTCGCGGTACGCGGATGCGGGGATGCAGTGGTATAACCGCCACCCTGTGCAGATCGCGTGGGTGGCGATCAACGCACTAGCGGCCGGCGACGATTACAATTACTCTCTCCTCACCGAGGTCATCCCGCAGGGCATTCTCAACCTCGGCCCTGGATTCACCGAGGAAATGGCGAAGGCATGGCGGGAGGCGTGGCGGCAGGCGCGGCAGGGCGGGAAGCTGGAGGACATCGGGCTCCTGTGGGGGACAGAAAAGGCGGAGTTCATACGCTTCAATGAACCATTGAAGGACCAGCCGTTTCAGCACATGTCGTACTGGTATCTGACGATCGTCACGGCGGCTTTCGAGATGTCGCCACTCGACCTCGGATTCATGACTCAACTGAATACGAAGGCGGCGGCGGAAGCGGTAACGGAATTGAGCCGCAACAAGGGGCTTCGTCATCTGCTCCGCGTCATCAAGCAGGCGGTCGAATACTGGATCCTTCCCGACGGCCTTGTGCTGGAGTGGCCCGATCTTGATCCGACAGACGAGGTCTACGCGGCCCAGGCGCGGAAGACAAACGCTGAGGCCATTTCCACCGCTGTGATGGGGTTCTGGATGACACCCGAGGAGGCGCGTCGTGAGGCTCAGCGCCTCGGCGTCTTCGACTTCGGCGATCGGGTGGAGAGCGCACTGCAGCGGCCGCAGGACGGCGACGATGATGGAGCGGGCGACGATAGCAGCGGCGCGGGCGATAATGAGCAGGAGGGCGGCGGCGACGGGGCAGAGAAGGCGCTACCGTCGCTGGATTGGTTCGAGCGCGGGCTGGTGGCGCTGCGGCGGGACGTAGCGCGGACGTCCCGCGATCCTCGGTACGCAGGGTTCTATACCGTGAGCGGCGACCCGATGCGGGCGGCCAAGCAGGGCGGGGAGGACTATCCGCGCGGCGTCGGTGACGAGGAGCGGGAGGCGCTGAACGGCGCGGAGCAGAAGATCGAGGGCGGCGTGAAGCGGGCGCTGGGGCCGCAGATCGAGCGGGCCAAGCAAGTGCGGATCCAGCCACCGACGGACGAGGACCTTGACCGCTGGGCACGGGCGATCACTGTGGACATTGTGCGGGCCGAGGACGACCAGGCACTGGCGCGGGGGATGACGGAGGGGATGGAGGAGGCAGTAGAGACGGGAATCGCGTGGGCGCAAAGGCAGTTGGGCATCGAGATCGATTTCGACCTCCTCAACCCCCGTGTGATCCGCTTCGTTGCCGAGCACGCACTGGCCGTGGCGCAAACGGTGAATGCGACGACAGAGGAGCGACTGCGGTCCCACCTCATTGCGGGGTGGGAGTTGGGCGAGGATGTGGACAGGTTGGCCGAGCGCGTGATGCGGGTGATGGATGAGATTCCCAAATGGCGAGCGCTGCGGATCGCTCGCACCGAGACGATCCGTGCCTTCAACGGCGGATCATGGATGCTATACGGCGAGTCTGGCGTGGTGAAAACGAAGAGGTGGTTGGACGGACAGGCGGGGGCATGCAACATCTGCAAGGGGGTTCACGGCGAGGAGGTGGGGCTAGACGAGGAGTTCAGCATTGGCGTGATGTTCCCGCCCGCGCACCCGAACTGCCGCTGCGCGGTGCGCGCGGGCGAGGTGGATCTG